TAACTCAAACGGTATCTGCATCCCTATTTTCGGGTTCATTTTATGGTATAGGTGATATATTAGCATTTAGTGGTTCAGTAGCAACTAGATTGTATAATTTAGAATTATCAGCATCAGTTTTAGATGCGGGAACATTTTAATATTTTTATTTATATTTAATATATTTATAAGGGTAGTATATACTACCTTTTTTGTTTTTATATAATCTATTAAATATAGACCATAAATATGGCTCAAAGCATTATACTAAAGCGTTCAGCGCTTCAGGGGAAAGTTCCTACCACATCCTCACTTAGTTTAGGTGAAATAGCAATTAATACTTACGATGGTAAGCTATATTTAAATCGCTCTGGGTCAATACAATCTATACAAGAGATAATAACAACAAACGTAGTTAATACGGGTTCAATTACCCTAACTCAAACGGGTTCATTTGCTGAATTAGTAGTTTCGCAAGATGGAAATTTTAAAAGAGATTTATATGTAACAAGAGATATAATTACAAATGGTCATTTAGATATATTATATGATGTAACTGCATCTGCATTTTTAGGAGCAGTTAGAGCAACCAATGGTGTAATATCAAGTTCAGTACAACTAACTGCATTAAACTCATTCACTGCATCAGCAGCAATTAGATTAACAAATTTAGAAACAACTTCGGCAAGTGTAAATAGTTCAATAACTAATATTAACGCATTTACTGCATCCGAAAATACTAAAGCAGCTACATTAGGAAATTTAACGGGTTCATACGCAACTACGGGTTCAAACTCATTTAAAGCAGACCAACAAATAACGGGTTCTTTAGGGGTAAGTGGTGATATTACGGTATTAGGTTCGGTTAATGCAAGACAATTTAATATTGGTATAATTTCATCATCTGTAATTTATCAAAGTGGTTCTACTAAATTTGGAGATACTGGAGATGATATAATGAGTGTTACAGGTTCTTTAATAGTTTCAGGTTCTCAAAGAATAACGGGTTCTACTACAATAACAGGTTCGGTAAATATCACAGGTTCAGTAACTGCAACATCATTTACTGGCTCACTATTAGGTACTGCATCTTTTGCATTAAACGGAAGTTCAAATGCGATAATGTACCAAACCGCATCGGCAGCATCAACTTGGGTATTCAATCACTTTTTAGCAACTCCATATCCCATTGTAACAGTTTATGATAATAATAATAGTGTAATAATTCCACAATCAATAACTGCAAATGATAGTAGTTCTTTAACAATAACTTTTTCATCAGCAAGAACAGGTGTAGCAGTAGCATCTAAGGGTGGATATGTAGGTTCAGCAGTAGCAACGGCAACTGTTGCAAACGCATTGACAACTGCAAGATTAATAAATGGAACTTCGTTTGATGGTACTCAAAATATAACAATACCAAACTTAGTTTCTGGTTCTTCACAAATAAGTTTAGCAGGAACTTCTGATTATAGTTCTTTGTTTGGAGGCATTGGAGCAAGTACTTCATCATTAAATACTTTTAGTGCAAGTGTAAGTAGTTCAATTCAACAATTAAATATATTTAGTGCAAGTAATACAAATACTGCATTAAATACTTATACAAGTTCGGTTTTGGATGCTAAATTTATAACATTAGCAAGTGTAACTGCTTCTTTAAATCAATTTACTTCTTCAATAAACGGATGGAGTGGTTCAATAGCAACAACTGGTTCTAATTCATTTAATGGTAACCAACGAATAACGGGTTCATTATCAATAAGTCAAAATATCACTAGTTCTTATGCTACACTTACAAATGGTATTGCAATAGGACAGTTATCAGCACCAACATTATCATCGGCAGTAACCTCATCAGCTATTGGTGGAGCTATACCAGCGGGAACTTATTATTATAAAGTAACTGCATTAGATATTTATGGTAAAGAAACAACATCAAGTAATGAAGTTTCAACTACTGTAACGGGTTCAACTAGTACTATAACAATATCTTGGGCAGCAATAGCAGGTACATCTACATTTGGAACTGCATATAGAGTATATAGAAGTACTACATCAAACATATATGGTTCATATGTTTCGGTAAGTGGAATAAATACCAAAAATTTTACAGATACAAATCAAGCAGTAACATCTGGAAGTATACCATTGGTAAATAATAGTTCTTATGGATTTTTAGATGCATCTCAACTCAGAACTAATAATATTACATTAGTTAATGGTGGTATAGGTAGTGTAGCTTCGTTAACATTTGAAAAATCAACCGATAATGCATCAATTAACGTTGTAGAATATGCAAGTGATTCCACAATGTTTGAATTTAAAACAAGTGATAATCCAGATGGTAGTAGTGATTTTTTCCATTGGTTTACAGGAGATTATCAAAACCCAAGTTCAGGATGGAAACCACTTAAACTAACAAATTTTACAAATCAATTTGTTGCACAAAATACTAATTTTTGGAGTTCATTTAATTTACCATCAAATACAGGATATTATACTACGAATGCTGATACTTTAGCAAATGCTGCAATAAAAGCAGACCCATATACAAGTAACTCATATAGTTTATTAAAAGATAGTGGCACAGGTACTGGGATATTGAACGTAGAAATAAGTGGATTTACTGGAACCAGTATGAGAACTTATTGGGTAAGTATTGCATCACCAACAACATTTGATTGGGGAATTAATTCTCAAACATATGGAACTACATTGGGAACGGGTGTTACTATAACTGGCGCATTTCAAACATTAGATAATGGTCTTCAAATTAAATTATCAGCAGGTGGACATGTTGCCGGAGATAGATGGGCATTTAGAGCATTTCCAACACCTAAATTTGTTATTGGTAAATCAACTACTGGTAATGCACCTTTTGATTTATTAGGTAATGGATTAATTACAGGTTCATTAGGAATAACGGGTTCATTGGTAGTAACGGGTTCAATCATCGCAACAAATGGGATTACGGGCTCAATTGCAGCAACAAATGGTATTGTATCGGGTTCTTCGCAAATTTCAATAGCAGGAACATCCGATTATACATCTTTATTTACTGGTATTGCATCGGCAACATCTTCATTAAATTCATTTAGTGCATCTCAAAATACTAAGGATTCTACATTAGCAAATCTTACAGGTTCAATTGAAACTAAGTTTACATCAATAGGGGCAAGTACTTCTTCATTGAATACCTATACTGCATCTACTGATACTAGATTTAGTGCATTACAAGCATCTACTGCTTCATTAAACGTATACACTCAATCTAACGATACAGTAAATACTACACAAAATAATAGATTAACTGCATTAGAAACTGCAACAGGCTCAAATGTATCCGTATCTCAATCAATATATTACATTAACAACTATACTGGTTCAGCATTTTTATCTCAATCGGTTGTAAATGCTAGATTGACTGCATTAGAAATTGCATCGGCATCTTTGGAGCTATTTACTTCTTCACAAAATACTAAAAATTCAACTTTAGCAACTTATACAGGTTCTAATGATACAAAATGGAGTAACTTAGCAATTTACACTGCTTCGGTTGATACAAAATTTGGAGCTATCCAATCAACTACGAATTCATTAAACTTATTTACATCATCTATCTTAACTGCATTAACTGCAAGTGGTGTAAATTTAACTGCAAATGGTAATTTAACAGTTCAAGGTAACTTAACAATCGCAGGAACTCAAACAATTATAAACTCTACAACCGTTCAATTGGGTGATAATATTATTGAATTAAACGGCTCAAGTGTTGCAAATGGTGGTATTTATGTAAAAGACCCAACTGCACCAACTACTGGTACAGGTTCATTTATATGGGATTCAACTTCAGATTTTTGGAAAGCAGGACTTAGTGGTTCTGAAAGTAGAATATTGGTAGTTGGTTCAATGGGAGTTGTTTCAGGTTCTTCTCAAATTAGTTTAGCAGGTACATCCGACTATACTTCTTTATTTGGTGGAATAGCATCTACTACTTCTTCATTAAACTCATTTAGTGCAAGTACAAATATTTCGGTAACTAATTTAAATTCTTATACTACATCTGCGGAAACTAAATTTCTTTCAATTGCGGCTTCTACTGCATCACTAAATACATTTACATCTTCGGCAGTAATAAGATTAACAAACTTAGAAACAACTTCTGCAAGTGTAAACATCTCAGTAAGTAATTTAAACTCATTTAGTGCATCCGAAAATACTAAATCCACTACATTAGCAACTTATACGGGTTCAGTTGATACTAAATTTACGGCAGTAGCAGCAAGTACTGCATCATTGAATTCATTTACATCTTCTGCGGCACCGAGATTAACAAACTTAGAAACAACTTCGGCATCTGTAAATATTTCAGTAACAAACTTAAATACTTATACCGCAAGTGTAAGTAATTCAATACAACAATTAAGTTTAAAAACCGGTTCATATGCAACAACAGGTTCAAACGCATTTATAGGAAATCAAACTATATCTGGTAGTTTAACAATTGGTTCAGCATCAGTAGCAACGGAAAATACATTATTAGTAGGACCTGCTCCAGCAGGAGGAACGGGTGAAGGTGGACAAATTTTATTAGCAGCAAGTGGTGGATTATACACATCAGCTTCAATGCTTGATACTTACCAAAATAGATTTAGATTATTAAGAGGAACTAATACTGCAAGTGATGCTGAATTTTTAAATATAAATTTATCTACAGGTCAATTAGGATTAAATAAATATACAGGTTCGGGAGCATTCCCTGGAGCATCTACGGGATATTTAGCAGTAGATAGTGCAGGAAATGTTATAACAGTAACACCAAGTTCAACTGATTTATCTCAATTAAACTCATTTACTTCATCAGCAGCATTAAGATTAACAAACTTAGAAACTACAACTGCGAGTTTAAATATTTCAGTAACAAACTTAAATTCTTATTCAGCAAGTGTAAGTAATTCAATATTAAATTTAAACGCATTTAGTGCAAGTAATGCAAATACTTCTTTAAACACTTATACGGGCTCTATTTCAGACCCTAAGTTTGTTCAGATTGGAGCAAGTACTTCATCATTAAATGCATTTACATCTTCTGCGGCATTAAGATTAACAAATTTAGAAACAACTTCTGCATCTGTTAATATTTCGGTTTCAAACCTAAATACATATTCAGCTAGTGTTAGTAACTCAATACAACAATTAAGTTCAAAAACTGGTTCATACGCAACTACTGGTTCAAACTCATTTAACGGAAACCAAATAATAACAGGTTCGTTAACTGTAACATCATTAACAACAATTGCAACATCACTTACAACAAATAGTTCATCTTTTGTTTTAACAAGTGGTAGTAATTTAATTATACAAAATGCAGGATTAGCGGAAATAACAGGTTCATTAAGAGTTTCTGGTTCTACTACAATAACAGGTTCGGTAAGTATAACAGGTTCAATAACTGCAACATCATTTACTGGCTCACTATTAGGTACTGCATCATATGCATTAAATGGTTCATCAAATGCATTTTTATATCAAACTTCATCGGCAGCATCTGTATGGACATTTAATCACTACTTACAAACAAGATATCCTATTATCCAAATTTATGATAATACTGATAGTGTAATTATACCACAATCAATAACTGCGGTAGATAATAATACTACAACTATTACATTTTCATCTCCAAGAACAGGTACTGCGGTAGCATCAAAAGGTGGATATATAGGTTCGGTGGTAACATCAGCAACAACCGCAACTTCTGCAACTTCTGCATCGGTAGCAGTTACTTCATCATATGCAATATCTGCTTCGGCAGCCGCAACAACATTTGGAATTGGTGCAAGTTCTACAACATATGGTTCTTATATTAATACAATTCAAGGAGCAAATACAATTATATCAACCCCAACGGGTTCTTATAGTGGAGCATTCTATAAATATGTTGCAACAAGTGGTTCAAATGCGAGAGCAGGGGAAGTAATGGCAATTTGGAATAACACAACAACTCAATTTACTGATGTAACTACAAACGATATAGGTTCAACAACAATGGTAACATCATCGGTATCTTTATCAGCAGGAAATGCAGTATTGAGTTTTACAACTAATACTAATAATTGGAACATAAAAACTTTTGTAACATATTTGTAATAATAAACTAAAATACTATATTTATAATAAATAATTGATATGATAATAGATAGTCCAAATTTATCGGGTTCGGTAATAATAAGCGGTAGTGTAAATATACAATTACCTGCAACTGGAAGTAATATTCCAGATACAAATACAATCCTTGCATTATCAATTGCATATGGTGGTTAAAATAAAAATAAAATGGCTAAGAAATTAATTAGAACGTACACATTCACTCCAGCATCAAAGCAGATATCTTTTTCTGGGTTTGTTAATTTGAGTAATTTAGTATTGATTACAAATACAACTCGTAACAAAATTATCTACAACTTTGCAGATACTTCGTTGGGTGGTACATCTACATATGATGCGGCATCAAATACAACAACTGTTACGTTGACATTTAACACATCAACTGCAGGACACGCTGGAACTGATAGTTTAATGATTTATGTAGATGATGTATATAATACGTTCAGACCAGATGAAGTATATGCCGATGCTACCGATAAGTTAAGAGTTACAACTCCTCAGGCTTTAATTGATACGGACTTTGAATATGGTACTCAAATTTCTAAGTGGGAAAACTTAGGTATGACAAACAATAGACCATTTGCATACGCAGTTCCAACTCAAATTCCAGGTGTTACTGCGATGAGTTTTCCAACGGGTTCTAGAATTGTAACGGCATCTTTATCAGCAGGTAACGTTGCACCACCAAATGGTACTCCAATTACAATTCAAGATTCATTTTTAACATTAGCCAATGGTGTATATTTAATTGAAAGTGGTGGATTAACTCCTAACTTTACATATACTGCAAGAGGTACAAATACAACTGCAATAAGTGGTGTTTTTGACCCAAATAAAACGAATTTATTTAGAGGAACTACATATACATCAGCATCAATTGGTTTAGTACCAACAACATTTACTGCAACAGGTTCTTTAATAACTGTTCAAACTTCAGTTCCACATGGTTTACAAATTGGAAATGAAATTGCAATAACAGGTTCTCAGGCATCTGCAAATGCACCAAATGGTTCGTTTATAGTTGCAACTGTTAAAGACCCAACAACTTTTTGTTATTATGCACCAGTTGCACCATCATCTTTATCGGGAACTTTGACAAACATATTAGTTTACGCAAGACCACAAGCAACATTCTTACATAGACCTTTTGATGGTGGAGTATTTTTTACATCAAATGGTTCTTCAAATTATGAGCAAGCAATTAGACAAACAAGAAGATATTTCCGTTATCAATCAGGTAAAGGACTTCAAGTAAGTTCTGGTACAATTTTAAAACCAAATTTACAAATTGATTCTTTAACTTCAATTGGTACAACTGTATACGTTCAAACAAAAGAACAACATAATATTCAACCTGGTACTCAAATAACTGTAACGGGTGCAAATGAATCAGCATATAATGGTACATTTAATGTAGCAAATATTACAGGATTTAATACATTTACTTATACTGCATTATCAACTCCATCATCAGCTACTGCATCTGGAATTTATTATATAAATCTTTCAAATTGGTATGGAGCAGTAAATAGATTGGGTATGTTTGATGACCAGAATGGTGCATTCTTTGAATTTGATGGCCAACAACTATACGCAGTTAGAAGAACTTCAACATTTCAATTAGCAGGTGAGGTAACAGTAACTCAAGGTTCTCAAACGGTAACACAAACTAGTGTATCTTGGCCAACTTCATTTTCTAGACAATTAAATATTGGTGATTATATAGTATTAAGAGGACAATCGTACAGAGTACAAGATATTGCATCTGATACATCAATGACGATAACTCCTTCATATAGAGGAACAAGTGCACAATTTGTACTTGCATCAAAGACAATAGATTATAAAATGCCACAATCTGCGTGGAATTTGGATAAAATGGATGGTACAGGTCCTTCGGGATATAATATAGACCTTTCCAGAATGCAAATGTTCTTTATAGACTATACTTGGTATGGTGCGGGAACAATTCGTTGGGGATTAAGAGGAACTGAAGGTAGAATTACTTATGTTCATAGAGCTCCTCAAAACAACGTAAACCAAGAATCTTGGATGAGAACAGGTAACTTACCTGCCAGATATGAAACAAATACTACTCCTCCTATTACGGCATTATCTGCTTCTTTAGCAAGTGGTGCAACAACCTTATTTGTTAGTAGTAGTAATGGTTTCCCAGTAAGTGGTACATTATTAATAAGAAACTCAAATCAATATGAGTATGTAAACTATACTGGAACTGGTTCAACTTCATTTACCGGATTAACAAGAGGGCAATCTGGTTCTGCAGCATTGGCATTGACAATTGGCGTAGGACAAAATACGGGTTCTGTAACAGGTTCGGCAAACTTACAAGTAGGACAAAGAATTATTAGTTCTTCTGCATTCCCCGATGGAACATTTATTACAAATATTAATGGTACTACATTAACTCTTTCTCAAGCATCAACTGCAACAAACCCAATAGTGGTAGCAGCACCAATGGGAGGACAAAACTTACCATTTACATATTCGGCAACTTCACCAACATCGGTAGAATTAGCATATCCAACCTTTGCACCTTCAATATCACATTGGGGTACATCGGTAATTATGGATGGTGGATTTGATGATGATAAATCCTTACTATTTACTTATGGACAAAGTGGTTCAATTAACTTACCAACTGGTTCATCTACATCACTTTTCTCAATTAGAGTATCACCTTCTGTAGATAATGGTATATCTGCTCCGTTTGGTGCGAGAGAATTGATAAATAGAATGCAGTTGGTATTAAGAACTTTGGACGTTTCATTGAACTTCTCTGGTTCCGTTTCTCCAAACATTTTGATTAGAGCTAACTTGAACGGACAACCATCGGCATCTGTTACAACCCCATGGACAAACGCAGTAGGTAACGTAACAACTGCAGTAAACTCATCATTGGCTCAAATTGCCGATTATGTTGGTAAAAACGTACAAGTAATTGGTGGTGAAACAACTGCCGGTTTCTTCGTAAATGGTACTGGTACATCTGATTTATCGCTTGTAAGAGATTTGGGTAACTCAATCTTAGGTGGTGGACAAGCAACATCTGATAGAGGTATCTACCCTGATGGACCAGATGTTTTAACAATTACTGCACAAAACGTAGGATTAGTTCCTGTAAACGTAGTAGGACGTATATCTTGGACAGAAGCACAAGCATAACATAGTAAACTCCATTCGGGGATAGAGAACCGAATATGTAATATATGGCGAATGAATTTAAAGTAAAAAACGGCCTCATTGTAGATGCAGGTGGTGCACAAATAACAGGTGGCATCACCGGCTCTACGGACTTTAATACAATTGTAAATAAACCAACTTTAATTAGTAGTTCGGCACAATTTATTGGTGATAATATTACGGGTTCAAATCTTAGAGCAACATCTGCAATTGTTTCACCAAACATTACTTGGTCTAATATATTAGGTTCAAATGGTGGTGAAATTCAAATTACTCAAGGACAATTTAAATTTGATAAAAATATTAGAATTGATTGGGGTGGAACTGCAGGAGTTAATGCAATTAGAGATGTAGGACTTCGTAGAAACAATACGGGTTCATTAGAAATATATGATGGTAATACCGTAGATGGTGCAGTTGCAAACCGAAGAGATTTAATCCTAAGAGATATAACGGGTTCAAATGCTACATTTAGTGGTTCGTTTAATATAACTGGTTCATTAACGGCATCATTACAAAAAGGATATACTTGGGTTGGTGATGGTAATAACATTTCTGTTTTAGTAGCAACATCTTCATTTGCAGGTGGTTCAACCGATTTATCCCAATTAAATACATTTACTGCTTCAGCAGCAATACGATTAACAAACTTAGAAACAACTTCGGCGAGTTTAAATATTTCGGTAAGTAATTTAAATATATATACTGCAAGTGTTAGTAACTCAATACAACAATTAAATACATTTACTGCAAGTAATGCAAATGCATCACTAAATACATATACTGGTTCAATTTCTGACCCTAAGTTTGTACAAATTGGAGCAAGTACTTCATCATTGAATGCATTTACATCTTCTGCGGCATTAAGACTAACAAATTTAGAAAGTACTTCAGCATCCGTAAATATTTCAGTAACAAACTTAAATAGTTATTCGGCATCTGTAAGTAATTCTATTTTATATGTAAATACCGTTACTGCTTCGTTAAATACATTTACTGCTTCAGCAGCAATACGATTAACAAACTTAGAAACTACATCTGCATCTGTTAATATTTCAATAACAAATATTAATACATTTACTGCAAGTAATGCAATAGCATCTTTAAATAACTATACAGGTTCAATTTCTGACCCTAAGTTTGTACAAATTGGAGCAAGTACTTCATCATTAAATGCATTTACATCTTCTGCGGCATTAAGATTAACAAATTTAGAAAGTACTTCAGCATCCGTAAATGGACATATTGCTGATATTAATTCTAAAACGGGCTCATACGCAAGAACAAATAGTACAAATACATTTAATGGAACACAAATAATTAGTGGTGCATTATATATAACACAAGATTTAGTTGTATTAGGTTCATCATCTATTCAAAACATTAGTTCTTCAAATTTAGTTATTGGAACTTCATATGTAACATTAAATACATTTTCACCATCATCAAGATATGCAGGATTTAACTTTATAGATAGTGGTTCTGCTGGTTTATCTGGTTCATTATATTATGATTCAGTAGATGATGAAATAGTATTTGTTCATAGAGGAAATGGTACAAATGTAACATCATCACACGTTGTTATGGGTCCTGAAACTTATGATAACTTAGGTAATGAGACCTATATGGTAGTAAATAGAGTTCCAAAAGTTACTAATTTTGAACATATTGGTAATTCAAATATATCCGATACAGGTACTGAAATTTCATTGAATTCTTTAACATCGGTAACGGGTTCATTCATAGTAACAAATGGTATTACAGGTTCAATTAGAGCAACAAACGGAGTAGTTTCAGGTTCAACTCAAATTAGTTTAGCAGGAGCATCCGACTATACTTCTTTATTTGGTGGAATTGCAGCATTTACATCTTCATTAAATACATTGACTGCTTCATTAGCAACAACATATGAAGGTAGAGCATCTACAACTAAAACAATATTTTCAGGTTCATCTCAAATTTCAATAGCAGCAACTTCTGATTACACTTCTTTATTTGGGGGTATTGCATCAGCAACTGCATCTTTAAACGCATTTAGTGCATCCGAAAATGCTAAAAATAATACATTAGCAACTCTTACAGGTTCTATTGAAACTAAATTTGCGGCATTTGGTGCAAGTACTTCATCTTTAAATGCATTTACCGCATCTATTGATAGTAGATTTAGCGCATTGCAAGCATCAACGGCATCATTAAATGTGTATACACAATCTAATGATACCCTAAATACTACACAAAATGCTCGATTAACTGCATTAGAAAATTCAACGGGTTCTTCATATTTTGTATCTCAATCTGTATATTTAATTAACAACTATACTGGTTCTGATGCAATATCTCAATCAGTTACAAATGCTAGATTGGCATCATTAGAAATTGCTTCATCATCTTTACAATCGTTTACTTCTTCGCAGAATACTAAAAATAGTACATTAGCTCTTTATACAGGTTCTGTTGATACTAAATGGTCTAATTTAGCGGTTTACACAGGTTCTATTGATACTAAGTTTTTAGCAGTTCAATCAACTACAAATTCATTAAACTTATATACGGCATCTGTATTAACCGCATTGACAGCAAGTGGTGTAAACTTGACTGCAAATGGTGCTTTATTGGTAACTTTGGATATTACAGGTTCTACTTTTAGAGGTGCAATTAGAGCAACAAATGGCGTTGTATCGGGTTCTGTACAAATAGATGGTTCTGCATTAGGTTCAAATAAAACAATAACAATTGGCTCAACTTCAATTACATTAGGTGGAACTGCGACAACAATAGCTGGATTAACATCAGTAACTTCAACTGGATTTACGGGTTCTTTGACAGGTAATGCTAGTACTGTTACGAATGGGTTTTATACTACCGGCGGACAAACGGTAACAGATATTACTTATATGCGGAGTAATAGTAACTCTTCAACTTCATATACTGCGGCTTCATTACAATTAAGAGAAGCACAGGGGGGTTCTTCAAGTGGTTATCTTCCACCGAGATTAGCATTCCATTGGAGTGGAGTTGTAGCATCTCAAATTGGAATAGAAAGTAGTGGTAGAATAGCTATTTTAAATAATCCAGGTACTGGATATGAGGCATTTATAGCAAATGCTATATCTTGTACATCTTTGACAGAAACATCTTCTAAAAGATATAAAAAAAATATAATCCAATTAAATGGTTCTTTAAATAAAGTTCTTAACTTACGTGGAGTTTCATATAATAGAAAAGAAAACGGAACAAATGAGATTGGTTTAATTGCCGAAGAAGTTGAAAAAATTATTCCTGAAATTATTACATATGATGATAATAATCAACCAGATTCAGTTTCATATGGTAGATTATCAGCATTATTAATAGAGGCAATGAAAGAACAACACAAACAAATACAACAATTAAAAGCAGAAATTGAATTATTAAAAAATAAATTAAATGGAAATTAAATACACTTATAAACTGGTAGGAGTAAGAAAAGTTGCTTCTTTTGATGGATTTACTGATATTGTTATCAGTGCAGACTTTATAGTAAGCGGCGAGATAGCAGGCCTTCCTAAATTTGATTGGGCATTAGGAAATGTTCCCGTTGATACACCAACTTCTACAAATTTTAAACCTTTTAATGAATTAACCGAAGAAGAGATTATAAGTTGGGTAGAAAATTGTGAACCAATGGCTAACGTAAAAGCTAGTATAAGAAGAAGTATTAATGAGCAGTTCAATAACGTAGAATATGTAGCTTGGAATGGTGAACCCACCTTTATGGAGACACAAGACCCAATCATTTCATAAATTATGAGAATAAATAACCAATCATTACAGGGTTATACTGCTACTCAATCATCAACTATAGGATGGAAAGATTGTGCTTGCGGTAAATCTGGTACTGCTACATCCCAAAATCTTGGTTGTTTACAATTAGCTATAGCAAGTGGAAATCCTGAATTTTACTTTACAACATTTCAAGAAGAAATGGTTTCCAACAATAGTGGAGCTGATATACGGCATATAGGATGGACTACGGGTTGGAGAGTTAATACAAGTGGTACTATAGATAATCCAACTGGTAATGGAGCTTGTTATTTTATTCCATATCAATATGCTACAGATTATACTAATACAGACTGGTCTTATTGGGATATAACTACAAGAGCAATAACATGGAGAGCTTCAAGTGCATCAGCTATATCAACTACTGTACAACGGGTAATAGTATATAGCGAAAGAATAGATTTAATAACATTATCCTGCGTATAATATGGCTGTTTTAAAATCAAGTGAAGGTATATTTCTTAACAATTATTATAGCCTTAATAATAATTATGGATGTAAAATACATACATCAACTAGAACTTGGACGGCATATCAATCTGGTATTAATATGTTTCAGATATACCAAAATGGTGCAACAAGTACTAGACAAACAATATCTATAGCTATAAAATGGGCAGCTATAAGAACATCGGGTTCTAAAACAGAATTACCTGCTCTTCATGCATCCGCTAGAGCTTCTTTAAATACTAATGGTGAGATTAGTTTTGATAGTGGGTTTGATTGGCATGCTAATGGAGGTAATGGAATATTATGGCCTAGTATTGGAATGGGTGGTTCTTCTTTATTTATAGGAGCAGATAATGGACAATCTACCGGAATAATTGCTTCGGTATGGTTAACTATATGTGTTCTTGAATGGGATAAATTAGTAGTAAATCCTTATAGCGATTAAATTATTATGGCAAGATTAATAGGAAGTGAAGGATTGATTATGAACCAAGCAAATGGTAATGCATATTGGAGGTTATACTCACGTGGTAAAAATGATGTTGGTCCTTATATCCGATTTACTGTTTCTAGTGGGAATCCTGCCGTACATGTTTTTGTTAAAGGTTATGCTGCATTTACTCAAACAAATGGTTCTTTTGATTTTAATACATCAGCTACAGGTTTTTTAGGTTTTTATTGCGATACTAGTGGAGGTATAACTGCTAATGTTGGTTCAGCGTGGCTTAGTGGAGCAGGTCTGAGTTTTGGTTGGAATACAGCAACTAGACAAGCTGATTTATGGCTTTCTTCTTCTAGTAATGGTGGATTTCCCGGTAAAGCAAGTATGGAGTGTGAAATATTTTGTGATAGATGGGATTATGTTTCCATATCCAATTTATAAAACAATTTTTTACTAATTATTTATTATTTATATGTGTACAATTAACTACTACATAATATGATTGATATGTCAAAAAATATTTAATGTTTTGAAAATAATTTTTATATTTATATTGAGATAATAAAATTTTTAAATTAGAATACAAAATGGCAGACAAAATAGTATCACCAGGTGTTTTTACAAAAGAAAACGACCTATCATTTTTACAACAAGGTGTAGCTGATATTGGTGCAGCATTCATCGGACCTTTCAAAGAAGGACCATTAGTTCCAACAATTGTTAATTCTCAAGCAGAATTTCAAACTTTGTTCGGAACAGTTGATGATACATACTACACACCTTTAGCAGTACAATCATATTTAAGAGAAGCAGGAACTGCTACAATTTGTAGAGTTGGGGGTATTGGTGGATATACTGAAACTGCTCCTTTATTATTAACAGTAACATCGGGTTCTATATCAGCATCTGTTGGTATCATTTATGGTACTGCAAGTGGTTCAAATGCAGGATTTGCCGGAACAACGGTATCTGCAAATGGTTTTGGTGATTTTTTAATCTCTGGTTCAAACACAGGATTATTATCAGCATCATTAGACCCGTTGGATACAAACGATATTGAAGCAGTATTTGGAACATCTCCATTTGGTTCTAAAAAACCATATGCTTACGGATTTTTCCAAAATGCATATTCAAATCAAGGACAACAAATATTGTATACATTAGCAGCAACTGCATCTGTAACTGTTTTAGGAAATCAATTATATACATTTGATGCACAGGAAGCTAAAACTCCATTTATTCAATCACAATTGATTTCTGGAGATAGAACAAATCTTTTCCGTTTTGAAACAATTGGCGCAGGAAATGCGGCAAATACTAAAGTTAAAATTGCTATTACAAATATTAAAGCAGCAGGTTCTGTAAATGGTACTGATTATGGTATATTTACAGTTGTTGTTAGAGATGGCGCTGATACAAACAAAAAGAGAGTTGTATTAGAAACATTTGCTAATGTAAATTTAGACCCTAACTCACCTAACTTTATTAATAGAGTTATTGGAGATAGAAAAAGAACTATTGGTTCAGATGGTAAAATAACTGAAACAGGTGATTGGGTTAATAACTCAAAATATATCAGAGTTACCGATATAAACTTAAATTCACCAGTTCAAGCAGTACCTTTTGCACATAATGCATATCAATTACCTATTTCTACATCAGCAGCAATTGGAAGTTTAATCCCATCCGCATCATTTGTTAGTTCTTCAGCAACACAATATGGTGGTATTGATTTAGATAATAATATAGATAATTCATTCTATTTAAATCCAATTCCAACTGGAGCAGGTGTAGGTGGAAACGTTGTATTTGGTTTAGATTCCGTTAATGGTGGTGCATTATCAGTAGGTTCAACATCGGCACAATTTTTAGTAGTATTCCAAGAAGGATTTAATGGTTTAGCACCAACAACACCTATCTATAAAGGAACTGATATTACCGCAGGAAACTCACAAGGATTTAACCTTTCTACATCATTATCATCTGGTTCAATTGCATACGGAAAGCATGTATCGGCATTATCTAATCAAGATGAATACGATGTTAATATGATTGTAACTCCTGGTGTTATTAGAAGATTGCACACATCTGTAACAACTAATATTTTGGATATGGTTGAAGCAAGAAGTGATTGTTTCTACATAATGGATACAAATTCATATACGGACACTATTTCACAAGCAATAACGCAAGCAGATGCAATTGATTCCAATTATGCAGCAACTTACTACCCTTGGGTTAAAACTATTGATGTTAACACTAACAAATTAATTGCAGTACCACCATCAGTATTATTACCTGGAGTATTTGCATCAAATGATAGAGTAGCAGCTGAATGGTTTGCACCAGCGGGTTTAAATAGAGGTGGATTGATTGGAGCAGTTTCTGTTCAAAATCGTTTAACTCAATCGGAAAAAGATACATTATATGATGGAAAAGTAAATCCTATCGTTCAGTTCCCAGGTCAAGGTATCGTAGTATTTGGACAAAAAACATTACAAGATAAACCATCTGCATTAGATAGAATTAATGTAAGAAGATTATTATTAACCGTTAGAAAATACATCGCATCTACTTCAAGATATTTAGTGTTTGAACAAAATACCGCTGAAACTAGAAATAGATTCTTAAACATTGTAAATCCTTATTTAGAATCAATTCAACAAAGACAAGGACTTTACGCATTTAAAGTTGTGATGGATGATTCAAACAACACACCAGATGTAATTGATAGAAACATTATGAAAGGAGCTATCTACTTACAACCAACTAAAACGGCTGAATTCATTCAAATTGATTTCAACATTTTACCAACTGGTGCCGCATTTAACGGATAATTAAAAAATTAGATATTTATAGAAGAATAACATTTAAATACAAAAAAAATGCCAGAAATATTAGAGTTTGACAAGATGTTCTATAAGAACTTTGAACCCAAATTAGGGAACAGATTTATTATGGAAATCAATGGTATAGAATCATACATTATTAAAACCGCAGCTAGACCTACTTTTACATCTGAAATAGTTGAATTAGACCATATCAACGTAAAGAGAAAGATAAAAGGAAAATCTACTTGGGATGATTTAAACATCACTCTTTATGACCCAATTGTTCCATCAGGAGCACAACAGGTGATGGAG